TCATTGCCAGCAGCAGCCGACGCCAGCCGGCGCCACGGTCGTCTGTTTCGATCCGCACCCACACGCCACACGGCGATGCGAGCAGGCCGGCGAGCGGGCCTCGAATGGGTTGCTTGCGTTTCATGCTCAATTACTCATGTGAGTCACTGCGTATCGATGTAGTTGCCCATCGCTTGCCGGATCAGCTCCGACAGCGGCATGTCCCGACGCAGTGCCTCGGCACGCCAGGCGGTGCGCACGTCTTTCGGCACGATCAGGTTAACTCGAACATCCTCGCCACCGTCGGCTGTCCTGGTGACTTTCTGAGCCGGCACGTCCTGGCGTACCTCCTCGACGGGTTTTGACTTCAAAGCCATTTTGCTGCCTCCAATTCGTTGAGCACGTTGTTAATCTCGCCCCTGGCGTTTTGGTCGGCCAGGTCGAACACAGATAAACCGTCGGTCATGGCCTGAGCGAAGGCGGCGCGGTTTCCGATCACGCTGCTCATTTGATCAAGCCCATACTCGTTCCAGTCGCCATCCTTGATCAGCTTCGCCAGGCGAGTATTTCCGGCAGCTCGATTAACCAGAAACGCGGCGTCGATTTTTCCGCCGATGGCGACTTTCTGTTTCACCAGACGCACGGCAGCGGCAGACGCCCACACGTCGGCGCCCGACGGCTGCAACACGATCAGGGCCACATCGGCAGCGGACACGACAGCGGCGGTCATGTCCCCGGCCTTTGCGGGCGAGTCGATCACGGCGAAGTCGGCATCCAAGGTTTTGAGGGCGCCGGCCAGATTGGGAGCGCGGTCGATGGCCACCACGGGCGGCAGGTTGGCATCGGCTGGGCTGGCGGCTCGCCAGTCCCGTGCTGTCCCCTGCGGGTCGGCATCGATCAACACCACCTTGTCACCACGGCGGTGCAGCGCGGCGGCCAGGTTGATGGCGACGGTGCTTTTCCCGCTGCCACCCTTCTCGTTGATCAGGGCGATGGTTTTCATGTGAGCATCGTCTCACATACTCATGTGTTCAGTGATTGATTTACTCAATTGAAAACGGGCGCCCGATAAACACGGTGGTGTCGAGGTGACGCTGTAGGGGGGAAAGCCTTCCCCCCGGCCTTAAAGGCATGGACAACTTGCTCGACCGCCACACCAGCTCGACGGCCTGGCCCTGGCAAGTTGCCCACACCACGGCCTCCCCCCTTCTTCATTAAAAAATTCCCTCAATACGCGGGTGCAAGGGACTTGTCCCCCCTGGTCTTGCTTTTCTGTTGACCGGGCTGGAGAGAGAGAGGGAGTGAGCGATGGGAAAGCCTCACCCAAACCATGATGATCATGGTCTGTAGCTTTCCCACTACGCCGGGCCGTCGGTCGGTCGGTCGGTCGCTTCGGGCCTGCACAGCCGGCGTAGCCGTGCAAGAGCCGCGTTCACAGGTACGCCCTGCCCCTCACCCGGTCGCGGCTTTCGCCTCTCGGTGGCGCTTGGGAGGGTTCCCGCTGTAGCGCCTGCGCCAATGCGTGCCAGCCGGGGAACTGGATCAGGAGGGTGACAAGTCCGTAGAAGCTGTACCCTGAGCCGGCTCGACGTGCAACACGCATTGCAGCAAACAGGGTGAGCGGCTAAAATCGCGTCAAGACGCAATCAGGCCATTTACCCTGGTAGTCCACTGATTCGCAGTCCAGAAGGCCGCCACCCTTGCCGGGGTCGCGGCTTTCGCATTTTGTGGGACTGCGAAACGCAGCGCCATCATATCCGCATGTCCCACAATAGGCCATCTTTTTGAGGGAGACACCCATGTTCGAGATTGGCGGCATCTACGACTTCACCATGATCGAGGGCTACGACGATCAAGGGAAACCGCACAACGATCTGCTTTGGCGTTACCGCGTCGTCGCAATCGACGGGCCGCTGCTCGACATTGATCCGGTGATGAAAAAGCCTGGCCAGCAGCGCCAGGTCATCAACACACACAGCCCGTTTTTCATCAAGGCAGAGCGCCAGCCGGAAAAGCTGCCGACGCTGGGCTTCTAAGAGTTGAGCATGTGAGTATCTGAGCTGCTACTGCACCCGCTTGCACAGCAGCTCGATCTCCCGGCCGGCGCTGGCGATGTTGGCCACGCTCTCGATGCTGTAGGTGTCGGTGCCGTGCTGCACCCGCATGGCGGGCGTGATGCCAGGCCGATAGCGCAGGATCACGCGCACGTCGGTGATGCTGGCCACGGCGTCAGCGGCGACGATCTCCCGGCCCCTGAGCGGGTACACGGCCGCCCAGGCGCTCAGGTAAGGCAGCCAATCCTCAAAGGGCTGGCCAGCCTCATCCTGGCCCTCGATGCGCTGCTCGACGGTGATGCGCTGATTGAGCATCCCGGCCTTCATATGCCGATGTTCCGATAAGGTTGCAGCAAACGAGTGAACAGCACCGACTCCGCGAGCGGCCGGTCGGTCACGCTCTCTCTGTTTTCGTACAGCGCGCCGATCAGCATCAACATCGCGGCCGTGACGGGCGGCGCCTCGGGCAGCGTGTCCAAGTTGAGGTAATCCATCACCGACACCTCGGCCGCCTCCATCATTTGCTGAATGGCGGCATCTTCCTCCGAGTGGTCAACACGGAGATGGAGCTTTGCTTCGGCCAGGTTGATCATGTGAGTATTTCCTGAACTGAGTAAATGGGTGCCCCTGACAGCTTCACACTGGCAAGGGGCGGGTGCCGGTCGCGCGCGGGAGAAAGGACGATGTGTCCGCAGACACAAAGGCCACGCCACCGGCTGACGGGGTTGCTGGCTGTGCGGTACTGGCCGTCTGATCCGCATCCGGGGCATTGCCTTTCGGCCCCTCCCGGCAAGGGAATAGGTGGCCGGGCAGCAGACGCGCTCCCGGCCTGGTGCAACCCGGTGCCAGACGCGGCGGGGTTACACGAAAACAAATTCACCGCGCGCAAAGGGCGCCTCCGTCTCTTGGCTGGCGATCACCCGGCCCAGCGCCATGATGCTGGCCACGATGCCGTCGATTCGCTCCGTACTCTTTGCCTTGCTGGGTTTCATGTTGCCGGCCGCATCGATCTCGACCGTGACGTTTGAAGCCATCCAGCGAAGTACAGCGTTGCCGCCGTGGTTGAGCGTCTTGCCGATCACCCGCTTCTCGAACTCCTGGCACGGCGCCGCCATCGATGCGAAGCCCTGGCCGAACGGGTACACGGTGAAGCCGTCGCCGGCGAGCTGGGTTGAGAGCTGGGTCGCGTTCCAGCGATCAATGGCGATCTCCCGAATCTCGTACTTTTCGGCCAGCTCGTTGATCCTGGTGCGGATCACGTCGTAATCAATTACCGGCCCCGTGGTGGCCTCAACGAGTCCCTTGGCTACCCAGGTATCAACCGGCACGCGATCTCGCCTCACGCGGCGCTCTATGCCGTCGCCCGGTATCCAGAAGAATGGCAACAGGTGAACCATCGGGCCGATGGGGAATGCCAACACCAGCGCCGACAAGTCGGTGGTTGAACTCAGGTCGAGCGCGGCATAGCAGGGCAGGCCGGCCAGGTCGGGCAATTCCTGCTCGCACTCTGCCCAGGCGTCGAGACTCAACCAGCGTTGATCCTGCTCCGTCCATTGGTTCAAGAGAAGCCGACGGAAGGTGTTTTCGTAGGACGGCAGGGCGATGGCCTTTGCGCACTCCGACTCGAAGTAATCGACCTTCACCGACACGCCCAGGCCGGGGTGGGCCTTGTGCCAGGTGTCGGGCGACTTCCAATCGTCCTCGGGGTCGGCGGCAAATATCACCGGCAGGAAAGCGTCGTCCGTCACGATGCCGTCGCGCACCTTGAGGGCGTAGTCCCACAGCTCCCAGCAAATCGAATTGCGGTCATAGCCGGCCGTGGTGGTGACAACGGTCAGCGGCTGACGGCGGGCGCCGGTCGAGGTGGTCAACACGTCCCACAGCTCGCGGTCGGGCCAGGCGTGCAATTCGTCGGCGCCGATGTAGGAGCAGCTCAGGCCGTGCTTTGAGTACGCCTCGGAGCTGATGACCTTGTAGCTCGATCCGGTGTCGGGCACCACCACGGCGCGCTTGTAGAGCTTGCTGCGGTTCTGTAGCTCAGGCTCGGCATCGATCATGCCCTTTGCGGCCTCGAAACATAGAGCAGCCTGCTCACGATCGGCGGCGGCGTTGATCACCTGCGCGCCGGGTTCGCCGTCGGCGTAGAGGGCATACAAGGCCAGGCCAGCGGCGAGCGTGGTCTTGCCGGCCTTGCGCGGGACTGCGATGAAAACCGTCCGGTAGCGCCTGGTGCCGTCGGCTCGCTTCCAGCCGAACACCTGGCGCACGATCTCGGCTTGCCAGTCGCTCAGGATGAACGGCTGTCCCCTCCATTCCCCGGTGACGTGCGTCAGGCACTCCGAGAAAAAGGCGACGGCGCGCTCGGCAGCGTCCGCATCAAAGCGGAACTCAGCCAAAGAATCGGGCTTTTTCCGGCTTGGCATCTTTGCCTCGACCTGGTGCAACAATCCCGGCCTGCGAGCTGGGGGTGAAACCAAATTCCCGCGCCATCATGCGGATCTGTGCCAGCGCCTTGAGGTCGGGCGCTTCACCAGCTCGTTGACCGGCGATGAACGCGCCCAGCGTGGCGCAGTAGGTGGCCAGCACGTCCCTGCAGGCGGTGGTAAGCATCCCGTTCACGTCGAGGGCTGGTGCCAGCTTGTTCCATGTAGCCAGGGCGTCAGCGGTCAACCAGTCGGGCGCGTTGAGGTCTGAGCGGTCGAATTGCGGCTCATGGGTCGGCAACGGGCGCTTGCTGGCATTGCCAGACAGCACGCGCAGAGGGGTCGGAGTGCGTGGATTGGCCATATCGGTCAACTGCGGCGGTGCGCGTAGAGGGAACCGGTCGGTTTGTCGCCCAAACTCTCCCGCGATTTCTGCCAATCGTGGTCGGGGTCGAGCGGGTAGCCGTCGGCGTCACATCCCATCGCCACCTTGTGCCCCAGGGCGCGCTGGGTCTTGCGGCTATGGCACTCTCTCGCCATCCCGGCCAGGTTGTCCATGTCGTTGTCGGTCGGGTCGTTGTTGATGTGGTCAACGTCGGTCGAGGGCCGGCCACAGCCACACACGCACAGCGGATCGCGGAACAGAATCACCGCGCGCAGCCGACGCCACGCTGCACCATCCAAGGCGAGCGTGCGGCCAGTCTCTTGCTGGCGCTGCTTGAGGGTCTTGCCGCTGTACCTCATTGCTTTGACGGGTAGGGCAGCGGTGCCGGGGTGGCTTCACCCGTTGCGGGCTTGTCATCGATGCCGGGCACCGTGGGCATGTTCTCAAGTCGGCGGGCTTCGCTGGGCAGCATCCAACCGTCCTTGATGCCTGAGCTGTAGAACGCGGCACGGTTCACCGAATCGCCTCGCAGCAAGCCCTCGACCTGGTGCTCGGCAAAGTAGATTCGTCGGCCGGCTTCGGTCAGCAGCTTGGATGCAATGGCCTGCTCCCATGCCAACAGGTGCCGGCGCAGCGTCAGCGTCACAAACTGGCGGGCCAGCTCGACGGAGTTTGAATAGTTGCCGTGACGGAGGTCGCCAACGAGCGTCGGCGGCACGCGGAACAGTCGGCACACTTCCTCGACGCTGAATTGCCTGCTCGCCAGGTACTGAGCATCTTCCATCGACATGCCGATGGCCTGGTAGGTCATGCCACCTTCCAAGATCGGCACGCCGCCCGCGTTCTTGCTGCCGGCGTACTGGGTTTTCCAACTGCTCTTGAGAGTGTCGCGCTGGGTGTCTTTCAGCGCGCCCGGCATGGTCAGCACACCAGAGAGTCGAGTCCCGCCCTCGAACATGGCGGTTCCGTGTTCACGCTCGGCAAGGGCCAGTTGCACCACTTCACGCGCAGCGGCGATAGGGCTGACGCCCATCACGCCATCGTCGCCAATGCGGTGCCGCAGGTGCAGTACCTCGGACGCGAGCAGGCGGTGCCGCTGGCCGTGTCGGTCTTGATACTCGTAGGCCAGGCCGCCAGTGTTGAGGCGGATCACCTGAGTGTCGGGCGACAGTGGCCACAGCTCGCGCACCTGGCCATCCCATCCCCGAACCATGCGGGCGAAGGCGTTTCCCCTGAGCAGGGTGCAAGCCATCATCCATTCGCGGAACTCAAGCGCCGACATTTCAGGATTGGCCTGGTCGTGCAGTACCTGGTACAGCGGATGGTCGGTCGCGCGCTCCCGATCTTCCCCGGCACGTCGGAACAAGATCAGGGGCAGGCTGGCCACCGTCTCAGCGATGGCGCTGACGCACGCATAAACCGCCGACACGGATTGAGCGGTGCCGGGGTTGACGGCCGTGCCGCGCAGGGCGAAGTCCGACCAATAGCTGTCGCCACCGGGTGCGTTGTTCGAGCTGCGGCGCTCCAGGCCGATGGCGCTCAGGGCGCGGTCGAGCAGGATCACAGTGTTTCCAGCCAAAGAATGTCGTTCCCGATGTGGCGAGCACGCACGTCGAGGATGGGCTTGTTGCGCATCGCTATCGACGTGTCGGGATAGGCCGGGTTCGAGGTCAAAGTGATTTCGTGCAGCTCAACGTCGAGCAGCTCGCGCACGGCCTGCTCGCCGCGCAACTCCCAGCGGTCGCCACCTTCGCGGACGCGAAACCCGAACGAGCAGCCGGACACGTCGCCACGGTCGATCAACACGGCCAGGTCGTTGCCGTGCGTGGTGCTGGGCAGGGCCAGCTCGAACGCCAGTCCGTGCGCATCCTCTCGCAGCTTGAGCGTCCCGCCTCGGGTCGTGCCCAGCAAGGCGGAACTTTCATGGTCGTACAGCGCGCGGATGTTGTCGCCAGCGTCGAGACTCTTGCGGAATGCACCCTGACGGATGATCTCGACAAAGTGCCCGAGATTGGCCTCGGAGTTGAACGTCGCAGCGCGGCCGGTCACAGTGCGGCCGTTGCTGCGAAGCTCACCAGTCGAGCGGACTTCAAGCTCCAACATCGCGCGCTCCCGGTTAGGCCAGGTCTTGCGCGACCACGAACGCCCCGGGATGGCGCACGGCGACGTCGACGGTTGACATGGCGCGCACCAGCACGTTGCCCTTTTTGTAGGGCGTCTCGGCGAAGGGATTGACCAAAATGTCAATCTCAGACCAGATGCCCAGCATCACTTGCGACCAGTCGCCCAGGATGGCGATGTTCTTCGGAGTGGCGCCGCCAGTGTTGGGCACCTGGTTGGTGACGTACACGGGCAGCTCGCCCATACGGCCGTTTTCCAGCAGGTAGGCAGCGCCGGCCGATGCCGATTTGAGCGTGGTGCGCAGGGCACCGGCAGCGGTGGGCGACACCAGCCAAGCCGATGAACTGACGTTCGCATTCACGGCTTCCAGCTTGCCGATCATGGTGCTGACGTTCGCCCAGGTCAGCGCCGCCAAATTGCCCGTCTGGACGCCTGCGGTCGACATGACGCCTTCCGGCTCGTTCGCGCCGCCGCCTTTGATCAGGGCGGCATCGATGGCCTTGGCCAACATGAAGGCAAAGTCATCGCGCACCAGTTGTTCCACGTCAGGGCTGGCCTGCTGGATCAACTGGCGCGACAGCTCAGTGACGCCACCCGCGTGTTTTGGCGAGAGCGTGACGCTATCCATGTCCAGATTCGATTCGGGAACGGCGGCGTTTTCTGCCACCCAGCCGGTGGCGAGGCCGGTGCCGTACTTCGGGATCGCCACGTTGCCGCGCAAGCCACTCAGCACACGCACGCCCAGGCGACGGGCCAGCAGGGCATCGCGCAGGGGATTGATGTAGAGGTCGGCGCGATGGTCGGTGCCGACCAGCTCACCCACGGTTGAAGACGTGCTCGCGGCGCGCTTCTCGAACAGGCTCATTGGCACGAACACGCCCTGCGCCTTGCGGCCGGTGCGGCGCTCGGTTTCGGCGGCGTACTCGGCTTCGGCGCCGGTCAGCGCGCGGCCTTCCATCGCGGACTGCAACACCTTCAGCAGCGACACACGCTGTTCGAGCTGCGCGGCAGGTTTGTCGCCCACGGGGTCGCCGGATTGGCGGCGTTCCATGTCGGCCATGAATTGAGCGCGCTGCTCGTCGCCCTCCAAGGTTGTCACCTCGCCCTTGAGGTTGTCGAATGCCGCTTTCTCGGCATCGGTCAGAGAGCGTTTCTCTTGCTCTGCTTTTTGGAGCATGGTGCGCATCTCGGTCACTTTGGCGGCGCGCTTTTCGCGGATAGCGGCAATGGTCATCGTCGGTTCCTTTTCGGATGCTCACCCGGCGACGATATGTTTTGCCTATCAGTGAGCGGTATGGCGATAGTTTTTTTATATCACAAACGCGTCCCACAATCAAGTTGCTCCGTCTCAAAACCGAACGTTTTTCGGACGGCTTGGCAGAGGTGGGCGGGGATGTGCAAAATCAACGAGTTGCAAATCCTGCAACCCCATCCCAAAAATGATCCACGGTTACGCCCGTGTCAGCACGGCAAATCAGTCCCTCCAATCGCAGCTCGACGCGCTGGCGTTTTGCGATCAGGTGCATCAAGAGGTGGCCACCACCAGAGGGCGGCTTCTCGTTCTGGAAGCCCTGCTCAAAAACTTGGAGTCGGGCGACACGCTGGTGGTGACGCGTCTCGACCGGCTGGGTCGGTCGGTGGTGTCGTTGATCAGGATGGTGGAGACGCTGGCGGCGCGCGGGGTGCATCTGCGCGTGCTGGCCGGCAATATCGACACGACTACGGCTCAGGGCCGGTTTTTTCTATCGATGGTGGCGGCGATGGCTGAAATGGAGCGCGATCTCGTTCGAGAGCGGACAACCCAGGGATTGAAGGCGGCGCGCGACCGTGGCGTGAAGGTGGGCCGTCCCCCAGCCCTGACGCCCGACAAGCTGGCGGCAGCGCGCGAGCTGCTCGGCGCCGGCCTCACGCCCACTCAGGCGGCGCGTGCCCTCGGGGTCGGCAGGTCGAGCATGTACCGGGCCTTCCCCAGCGGCGACCCGAATCTGCCAGGCAAGCAAGACGATCTTTTCTGACGCGTCGGCAGCGGCGCCAAAATTTTCCCGACCACCTTTTGAGACGTTTCGCAGTCGGCGCGCGTGCTGTTTTGGCGAGTCGTCCCCCTTTCTGGACTCCCTCAGAGAGCGGGGACAGGGAGAGGAATATCTGATATGGCTTCCGGACACCTGAGCAGGTCAGGGCGGTGCAGCCAATCGTTAAGGGTCGAGCGGGCGACCGACAACTCGGCAGCAATATCTCTCAGGCTGGCACCAGCGGCTCGGAGAGCGACGGCGCGGTCGGCCAGCTCGGCACGGCGGGCGGCGCCTTTTTTCTTGCCGACAGCAGACTGCCAGGCGTGGAAGTCGGCCGGGTTGAACCGCGTCCAAGTCCACCGGGCCACGCTCTTGGCGATGGCGCGCACCTCAGCCTCGCCCAGCGGGTGCCGGGGGTCGTTCTCGAAGTTGATCTCGACGGCGCGGTGTTCGAGGTCGAGCAGGAATCTCTCGTACCCGCCGGGTCGCCAGTGGTTGCGCGCGGCGCTGTAGCTGTAGGTGCGTAGGCGCTCGAACAAGGTGCAGTTGCGACCCAGGCCGGCATAGTCGGGGTTCCGGGCCTTTTTGAGCAGCTCCCTCGGGCTGGGCAGCTCGACGTAATCGGCCAGCTCGGCAAGGCTGTAGGTGCCGGAGTAGGAGGTGGTGCGCCAGGCCGGATGCCCTGGTGTTTTCATCAAGCGGCCGTTGTAGCCCATGTCCCCCTTGACGGCGCGGCGAAGTCCCTCGTTCACAGCGGCCAGGTACAGCAGCGGCTTGCGGCGCGACACCTCCGTGGTGGGCACAGGCGCCTCTAGGGCATAGACAAGGTGAGCGTGGCCGTTGACTGGGTTTTCCATCGCCAGCGTGGGCGGCGGCGCATTCCAGTTGTGCCACTCGACGGCGCTCCCCGGCACGTCGCAATCGTAGGCCAGCCACACCACGCGGCCGGTGGTGTTGGGCTGGATCAGCCGGTGTCTGAGCGCCTGGTCGAGACGGCGCTGATACTGCCCTGCCGTCTTGTCATCGGTGCAATACGGCCGGCGTGGTGCCGTCGCTTGGAAAAGGTCGAGAGCTTTAGCTAAAGCTGGCAATTCGTCGGCTCCGGCATTTGAATGCCAGGCCGGAATAGCGGATTTTCCCTACCCTTGGGGAGTCGTGTCGCGCTATAATCGTGTCTGTCATTCAGCGTTGTTCCGTTGGTAGCGGGTCGATGCAATTAAGGGGAGCGCATGGGAGTGCGGCTCCCCTTTTTCTTGCCCTTATATTTTATGTCTATTGGCAACGGAGTTAAAAGCCTCTCGACCTAAAACTCCCCTGCGCGTCATTGCCAGCAGCAGCCGACGCCAGCCGGCGCCACGGTCGTCTGTTTCGATCCGCACCCACACGCCACACGGCGATGCGAGCAGGCCGGCGAGCGGGCCTCGAATGGGTTGCTTGCGTTTCATGCTCAATTACTCATGTGAGT